GGGGCACGCCGACTCGTTCCCTGACGTCCCGCGCGACGACCGCGACATTCACGCGATCGTAAAGGCGGAACTCGAACTCGCCGGCCTGGCCGGCGAACTGAAGAAGGGAGATACGATGGACTGGCTCAAGACCCTGACGAAGGATGAGCGGAACGCCCTGGACTTCGCGCTCGGCGGGACCGACCCGGCCGAGTTCTTCAAGGGCACGACCGAAGAGGCAGGCGCCTTCATCGTCGGGCTGACGAAGCGCGCGGTCGCCGCGACCACGTCCGAAGCCGCGCTGGTGACGGCGGTCGAAGAGCTGACGAAGGCGCGGGCCGCGTCCAACACGGACGAAGGCTTCGACGCGATCCTGAAGTCGATCACCGACCCGGCCGTGCGAGACCTGGTCGCGATGCAGCGGTCGCGCCTGTCGACCCAGGGCGGCGAGATCTCCGAGCTGAAGAAGGCCGAGAAGGCCCGCGGCTACGCCGACATCGTCAAGAGCCTGCCGGCGCTCCCGAACGAGAACGGCGCGCTCGTGACGATCCTGGAGAAGGCCGACGCCGCCGGGATCCTGGACGAGATGAAGAAGGTGCTCGCCGGCGCGAACGCCCAGGCCGAGATCGGGAAGGCCTACCACGACATCGGCATCGACACGATCCCGGGCGAGGGCGACGCGGGCACGCCGGCCGAGGCCGACGAAGCCCTGATGGCGAAGGCCGTCGAGCTGAAGAAGACCTACCCGGACCTGAGCGACGAGCAGCTCTACCTCAAGGCGTCCGAGCAGAACCCGCGGCTGTACCAGATCGCGTCGGGGAGCGGCGCGCAGAACTAGGGGCCGGCTTCGACCGGTTGAACGCAACCGCCGGCGCAGAGCCCGGCACGATGCAAGGAAGGGGAAAAGAACATGGGTTTCGAGATTCCGCTCTTCCGGTGGACGCGAGAAGCAGCCGCCGATCTTTCGGCGTTGCAGTATCGCGGCCTGGTGATGTCCGGCGCGCAGGTTGCCATCGCTGGCGCCGGCGTCCGGATCGTCGGCGTGCTCCAGAACAAGCCGAGCGCCGCGGGGAACGCGGCCACGATCGAGTCGCACGGCATCACGAAGGGCGAACTCGGCGCGACGGTCGCCGCGAACGCCGACGTGTCGATGGACTCGGCCGGCCGGTTCATCACGTCCGCGGGCGCCGCCGCGATCCTCGGCATCTGCCTCGTCGGCGGTGACGTCGGGGACGTCGGGACGATCCTGCTGAACGTGGGAGTCGTCGCCGATCCGCGCAGCCACTTCGTCGGGGTCCAGGACATCGACGTATCGAGCGCGACGAGCTTCTGGGTCGTCGCTCCGGTGACCGGGAACATCGCCCGCGTCCGGACGATCGTCACGACCGTCCTCTCGATCGCCGCCGAGCCCGCTGCCCTGGCCCTGGAGCTGGGCGGGACGCTCGTCATCGGCTCGGAGGTCACGCCGGCCGCCGAAGCCGCGGTCGGAGACACGGACGACTCGGGCGCGATCACGCCGGGCGGAACGACCGCGGTCACCGCTGGCGACGCGATCGAGATCACGACCGACGCGGTCCCGACGGCGGGCGCCGTGAGCGTGGAAATCGAGATCGTCCCGAGCTGATCGGGACGGGAGACAGGAGCGGCCGAGGCGATCGGCCAAACGTTACACCCTGAAGGGGGGGGAGAAGATGCGACCCATCGCAGTACGCAAGAGCAACCCGACGGCGGGCGACGTCCATATCAATCGACCGCTGACGACCATGTCGGTCGCCTGGATGCAGGAACAGATCAACTACATTGCCGACCTGGTCTTCCCGGTCGTGTCGGTGGCGAAGCAGAGCGATCTGTACTGGCAGTTCAGCCGCGCCGACTGGCTGCGGGCGATGGCCGAGAAGCGCGCGCCGGGCACCCAGTCCGCTGGCGGCGGCTTCGGCATCAACACCGCCTCGTATTTCGCCGACGTGTGGGCGTTCCACAAGGACGTCGACGACCAGACCCGGGCGAACGCCGACCAGCTGATGGACCCCGACCGGTCCGCGGTTCAGTTCGTCACCCAGGCGAACATCACCCGACGGGAGTTCGAGTGGAACACGAAGTACTTCGGGGCCGGGATCTGGGGCGGCACCGACCAGGAAGGCGTGACGGGCGCCTCGCCCGGCGCGAATCAGTTCACGTTCTTCAACGAGTCGGGCTCGCTCCCGATCCAGGTCATCCGCGCGCAGAAGCAGGCGATTGCCGGGCTCACCGGCTACCGGCCGAACACGCTGGTGCTCGGGTCCGAGGTCTGGAACGTGCTCCAGGATCACGCCGACTTCACCGATCGGATCACCGCCGGCCAGACGCCGGGCGGTCCTGCGATCGTGAACCGCGCGGTCCTCGCGGCCGTCCTGGAACTGGACCGGGTGCTCGTCTCCGAAGCGGTGATCAACACCGGGCCCGAGGGCGGGACCGAGTCGACCGGGTTCATCCTCGGTAAGTCGATGCTGCTTTGCTACTCCGCGCCGTCGCCGGCGATCGACCAGCCCTCGGCCGGTTACACCTACTCCTGGACCGGACTCCCGGGAGTCGGTTCGACCGGGACGCGGATCAAGCGGTTCCGGATCGAGAAGGAAGCGGCCGACCGGGTCGAAGGCGAGATGGCCTGGGACCAGAAGATCGTCGCGACCGAGCTGGGTCGGTTCTTCAAGACGGTCATCGCCTGAACCGTGACCGCTGCACCGATGCCGCCGACGGGAGCCGAGAGCTTCTTCGCGACGCGCGACCTCCGGGTCGCGTGCGGGGAAGACGGGACCGTCGTCGACGTCAAGCGAGGCGAGCCCTGGCCGGATGACGCCCGGGCTCGCCTCGACGTTCTGCTGCGGGTCGGGCATGTCGTCCGGTTCGACGAGAAAGGCGAGCCCGACAAGCGGTCGCGGAAGTTCGTGAGGCGCCTCGGGATGCCGAAGCCGCTGCTCTATCACCAGCGGACCTTCGCGGATCGGGCGCGCGCCGAGGCGCAGCTCCCGACCATCGCGGGCCGGAAGATCCGCGTCTTCGCCGGCCGTCGGGACGACGACCTGGGCGACCTGTTCGTCGTCAACGGTCGGGCATACGCGCTGCGGCGTGGCGTTCCCGACGGGCCGATGGCGGTCGGTGCGCCGAGCACGTCGAAGGGGGGGGCGCGCGGAGCGCCCGGCCGCCGTCCTGGCGAGAAGCGGCGGCGGCGGCAGGAAAAGCCGAAGGCGTGAGCGATGGCGAACGATACCCAGGTCGCCACATACTCTAACGATCCCACGGACCAGCCGATCGACCTCTTCCGGCTGCGCGTCGGTGACACCGACTGCCGCGACGCGAAGCTGACCGACGCCGAGATCCGATACTTCCTGGCCGACCAGCCGTCGGCGCTGCGGGCGGCGGCTGATGGCGCGCGCGCGATCGCTGCGAAGATGGCCTCGAAGGTGGACTTCCGGCACGGCGCGATCGCGAAGACGTTGTCGCAGCTGGTGGAAAACTACAACGCCCTGGCCTCTCGTCTCGACTTCGAGGCGGACACCGCCGGCTCGGCGCCGGAAGTTCTGAGCGGCACGATCGCCGAGAAGGAGACGGCCGACGCTGACACCGGCGCCGTGCAGCCGGACTTCCGGAAGGGCCTGCACGATAACCCGCGCTCGGGCTCGGTCCCGCTGACCGACACGCCGGGCTCGGGCTAACCGGAGGGCGGGATGGGAGTCGAGGCCGAGGCGGTGAACGTCTCCGATCTCCGGATCTCCCGGCCGGACCGGTCGGGCCCGGGCGGCGACGAGGTCGGCAGTGGGACCGAGATCGGCGCCGCTCTCGACGCCTGCTATTCCGAGCAGAACCGGACGATCCGAGACGCGGACGGGCGCGAGGTCATCGTCTCCGGCGAGTTCTTCATCAACCCGATAACTGACGGCCGGGGCGCGGTCGTTCCGGTCCTGGTGGGCGACCTAGCCGAATGGACCGATCACCAGGGCGTCGCCGTGGACGCCCAAGAGATCGTCGCTGTAAGGGGGCTCACCGACTGCACGAGCCGGCTCGACATCGTCCAGTTCCAAGTCGGCCGCACCGCGAGCGCGGGAGCCTAGCCGTGCCCGGCGTGACTGGCGGCGCGGCGATCAAAAGGCGGCTGCGGGTTATCTCCCGCAACGTTCACGCCGAGATGGGAGTCCGGCTCGACCAGGCCGCGAAAGATCTCCTGAGCCGAGCGCGCGGCCTGGCGCCGCAGCTCTCGGGGGAGCTGATCGGGGACGGCGACATTCTCCGGCGTGGAAACAAGACCGTTCACCGGCGGGTCGTCTTCTTCGATTCGCCCTATGCCGTCGTGCGACACGAGGACGTCTACAACCTGGGCCCGATCTCGTCGATCAAGTCGAGCCCGGACGGCGCGATCGGCCGGAAGTTCCTGTCGCGACCGTTCGAACGCCAGTCGAAGAACTACGAGAAGAGCATCGCCGCCGGCGTGCGGCTCGCTCTTCGGCAGTCGGTGAGGTGAAGCCGTGGCCCTCGGTGTAGACCGGGCCGTCGCCGAGATCCTCCGGGACGGCGATCCGCTGCGCGCGATCCTGGGGCTCGCGGCCGTCGACTCGTTCGTCATGCACGACGTCGCGACGGCGTCCGACACCCGCGTGATCTGGGTCGGCGAAGAGCCCCCCGAGCCCGACGAGACCGTGACCGTGATCCTCGAAGGCGGGGGGGCGCCCACACAGGGCGCGTATGGCGTCGGCCTCGGGCGCTCGCCGGCGTTCACGGTCCGCACGCGCGGAGAGACCTACGAGACGACCCAGGCTCGCGCCCACGTAATCCACGGGATCCTCGACGAGTTCGAGGGCGTCGTTCACGCTGTCCCGTTCTGGAAGATCAATGCCAACACAGAGCCGGTTCCGCTCGGCCGAGACCGCGAAGGTCGCGGCGGCCGGTGGGTCTGGTCCCAGACTTTCCGCTCGTTCACGAAGCGTTACAGTCCCAGTTAGGGGGGAACATCCGATGTCGATCCAACCGCGACCCAGCGACTCCGTCACCGAGGATTATCTGATCCTCGGGGTGCCGGTGATCGAGTGGGCCTTCGAGACTTCGCCCGGCGTGTTCGGCGCCTTCTTCGGGCTCGGGATCCCGAGTTCGTCCGAGGTGCAGAAGGAACTCCAGACGGCCAAGCTGCTGAACTCGCAGAGCGGCGCGGCGAAGCTTGTCCGCGAGCTGGTCCGGTCCTTCGAATCGACGCTGGCCATCACCACGTTCCGGCACTCCGGCGCGAACATGCAGCTGATGTTCGCCTCGAACGTGCTGGAGGACGTCGCCGCCGCGAGCACGGTCATCGCCGGCGAGATCATCCGGCTCCAGGCCGACCACCTGACCTTCCTGAATACCGCGAAGCAACTGATCGAGACGAGCCCGACGCCGACCGTCGCGCCCGGAACGATCACGCTCGAAGCCGTCGGGACGGGTCAGGGCGGCACCTTCGGCGAGACGCAGGGCGACTTCGTGCTCGACTTCAAGCCGCTCGTCGTGGCCGACGTCGCGTCGCTCCTGGTCGGCGGCACCGAGCGGGTGGGCGACATCGTCGCCGGCGCCGCACCCACCGCGGGGCAGATCGGGATCATCGAAGGCGTCGGCGCGACTTCCGGCGAGATGATCTTCCCGTCGGGCGAAGGGCCGGCACTCGGCGCCGCGGTCGTCGCGACCTACACGCCGAGCCACGGGCCGCTGGTCGAGAACACCGACTTCTTCGTCGACTACAACGAGGGCCGGATCCGCGTGCTCGGGCCGTTCGGCGGCGCGACCGATCCCTTCCGCAGCACCCAGCCGATGTCGCTCGGGTACACCTACTCGCAGCCGGTCAGCCAGCGGATCAAGCCCTTCACCCAGTTCACCTTCGCCGGGAAGGCGCGGATCCGGCAGCTGACCGAGGTCGGGATGAACCTGATCTGGACGGTCCCCAAGGCCCAGGTGCGGCTCACGCCCGACGCCTTTGTGTTCAACCGGGACGACCTCACGGTGACCGCGCTCGCGATCCAGCTCCTGGAAGACACGGACTTCCCGGCCGAGCCCTTCGGGACGATGGAGATCTATCGGGAGGGCACCTTCTAGGGGGTCAAGGGCGAGCGCCTATTCCCCCAGGACGGCCGGGTTCCGCCACGATGGCCGGCGGCGCCCGGGCCGTCCGAACCGGGGCCCAGGCGATGCGCCGATCGCGGCCGGCGGGACGCTGGGCCCCGGTTCTTCCACGACCGCCTCTCGCCGTGTAGTATGCCGGCCTGGAGGTGTCTCCCATGATCGAACCGACGACCGCGGACCGACCGGAAGCGCCGGCCGTTCGCGAGCTAACCGACGAGACCATCATCAATCCCGACCGCGAGGTGACGCTGGTCGACGGAACGCGGCTGATCATCAGCCCCTGGGGCGCTCGCAAAGGGAAGATCGTTCTCGACCGGCTGCAAGCTCTTCAGCCGGCTCTCGCGGCGCAGGGCGGGCAGTGGAATCCGAGCGATCTGCTCGCCTCCGCCTGGGACGAGGTCGTCGAGCTGGTCGCGCTGACCGTCGACATTCCGCGCGCGGACATCGAAGCGGAGCCCGGCGGCTGGGCGTTCGAGGACGTGGTCGCCGTGACGGAGGCGATCTTCGACGTATGCGTTCTTCGCTCCGACGGGAAGGGCGCGCTCCCTTTACTCCTGGGGCTCGTGGGGAAGCTGACGCAGGTGGCCGTGCGGACGCTCGGGCCCGCGCTCGCGAAGCAGCGCGCGGACGACTTCGTGAAGGCGGCCACCTCGCCGGCCAAGTCGGGCAACGGCTTGGATTAGCGGACAACCGCGAGCCCGCCGGCCTGGCCGAGCTGCTCGATCTGCTCTCGTCCTCGGGGCACTCCCTGACCGACATTCGCGAGCGGTATTCGCCGGCGATGGTCGTCCGCTTCAGCCAGGCCGCCGCCCGGCGGAAGCGCGAAGAGTGGCTGATGCTGGCCCAGGTCGTGATGATCGGCACGAGCGCGGGGTTCAGCGGCAAGGCCGAGCCGATCGAGGCTCTGGCGCGCGCCCTGGGCCTCCCATACCCGGGAGCGGGGGCGGGTGCGGACGACGGCGGTTTGCGCGATCTTATGGGCCGCCTGCACGGACCCAGGGGGGGGTAGGGCGTGGCGGTAACCGTCGGCCAGCTCGCGGTCGAACTCGACGCCAAGACGAAAGAGTTCCGCACCGCGATGCGCGGCGCCGAGAAGCGCATCGACACGTTCGAGCGGAAGGCCGAGACCGGGACCGCGAAGGCGGGCTCGGCGTTCCGCAGCCTGGTCGGTCCGATCGCCGCCGTCGGCGCCGCGCTGCTGGCCCTCGGCGCTGGGCGCGTGCTGGGGAACGTCACGCAGGGCGCGATCCAGGCGGCCGGCGCGTTCGAAGGGTACGAGATCCGGCTCCGCGGTCTGCTCGGGAGCCAGGAAGGCGCGAACAAGGCGCTCGAAACGTTCGTCGAGTTGTCGTCGGAGACGCCGTTCGCCGTCTCCCAGATCGTCGAGGGCGCCGCGGTCCTGGCTTCCGTTGCGGGCGGGAGCCGGGAAGAGCTGGAGCTGCTGACGAAGACGTCGGCGAACATCGCCGCCCAGTTCGGGATCGACTTCACCGACGCAGCCACGAACATGCAGAAGGCCCTGGCGTCCGGCGTCGCGGCGGCCGAACGGTTCAAGGATCTCGGCGTCCGGACCATCGTCGAGTCGATCACCGG